GCGAAACGGTTCCTGGTGTGAACTTGATCTCATCAACATTTGGAATCAGGTCAAGCGTTCGCGGCAGATACTCTGCGTCCTGGGCAAACCGCATTGTCGCGCCGACGTCAACGTAATTGGCAATGTCCTGACACGTCGATCTGGTATTGAAACACTTGCGCGTTCCCGTACCACCGAGCGGCGGAGCGAGTGGCATCTGCGCATCGTGTCCGACGATAATCGAAAAGAGTTTGAATGCGCCCGGTTGCTGTGCATCAGCGTCGATGCGAATACTCGTAATCGTATTCGTAACCCAGTCGCTCCCGCCAGCATCGAGCGCGCCCATATCAATGCGCGCGACCTGTCGACCACCGACGACATTCGAGACTGTGAAACTCTTGCGGAAATTAAAATCGTGACTGTGCCCCGCAGTTGAATAATAAACCATTCCTTCTGGAACGCCGAGCACGGTCCTTTCAAATTCAATCCGTATGATCCTATGCAAAGCACCATTGATTGAGAGCGTAGGTGAAACGAGAATAGGATCAACCGCGATCGCCGTGAATAGTGCAGCATCGGTGCCGCCAACGAATGTCGCGCTTGCGTTCACGATCCATCCATTGAGAGCATTGTTCTGGAACTGTGCAACGTATCCATCACGCGTGATTGTCGCCGTGCCAAGTCCCGTTGTTTTCTGACTGCGAACGCGAATCGAAAAGATTTTGAACGCAGTTGGAACTGCATTATCAAGATCAAGCCGTAGATTATAGATGCCGATCGCCGTCATCCATCCAGGCACCTTCGACATGTCGAGTAACAGTGTGCCTTTTATTCCGACTGTCGTTAGGTGAGATAACGGAACATCAACATAACCATACCCATTATTTTCACTCACCCAGAAAAATTGAATTCCGGCTGAAGGAGACGCAACCGTTCGCATAATCTCAATCGTAACAATTGGAAAGTCCGCGCCGTTCCAACGCTCGACTCCACCGAACGGAAAGCTCGGTGAATACATATACGAATCATTCACTGTTCCTGTAAATGTCGCTGCGTCTACGCCACCAACCAATGTCGCATTTGCAGGAGTCCAGAAATTCAATTGTCCGTTCTGAAAATCTGCGTTGTAAGCATTGGCGAGCACAGCCTTGCACGGAGTGTGACTGTACGTCAGCCCGCAGAAATCACAATCAACTTCAACGATATTGATTGCTTGCGTCACTTGGACATTCCTTGATATTTAAGTGAGACATTGAACCGGTCGGTCGTAGGATCAACTGGCGATCTTACATCTTCTGACAACCAGACAAAGCCAACATCATCTGGATATCGTGTCGGCCACCACGAAATGAAAAATGGATACTCATCAGCCATATCCAAAAATGGTTTGACACTCGCACGGTAGAACGTAGGTGTCAGCCATTCAAAATCAATTTGACTCTCAGACCATTGTGTCTGCACCACTCGGCCAAGAAAATTCCCGCTCTCGCTCATACCAGAAACGATTTTAGATTTGGGACCATAGTTGATTGGAACATGGTCAGGCTCAAGCTTGATCGAGCGCTCGAACACTAGAAGCTCACCGATATAGACTGTACCGATAACTGGAGGCACCGACAATGCGGTCGACAGATTTATGCGAACACCCTGATACGCAGTCGATTTGACAAAACGAAAGATAATAGGCCCATCATCCTTCAATGTGAATGCTGGGAAAGCTTGAGTGATCCAGTTGCCCGCGCCAATATTCGTGCACGTCTGCAGCACAGGTATGATCCCAGCCGAAAAGAAATTATGCCCAGCGATTGCGACATAATCAATTGGAACGTTGACAGGAAGCGTGATCGTCATATTTTCTGCGGTGAAAGTCTGTAGTGCTTTCCATGGAGGACGCGTTGTCTTGTTCGCAACATTGCTCGCTGGAAATCCAACTGCTGAAGTAGATGCAGCTACGTTCGATGGATCGACGACGCTCTGCCATCCAATGACTGGATTGTCCTTTGTCGTTTGGTTGAGCGCAGTCTGCGCCGTTGAAGTTAAGATCATGCGGTCACCACCTTCAATCGGTATCCATCTCGATGTGCTGCATTGAGCCCGTTGATGAGATTACGCATATCCTCGAGTGTCATCAAGTCAGTCAAGCTTTTTGCTTTGATTGTAACTTCGCTTGACATGCCACCTCCACCGCTTCCAACTTGGCTTGACGGCGTGATATTCACCATTTCACCAGATGCAAGATTAAGCGGGACTAACTTGTTATCCGTTCCTGACATTCCACCTGGAACTTTGAACGATCCGCCCTTGGCGAAGCTCTGTGCTTGAATCTGTGCCACATAACCAAGGCCGGCGATAACCGCTGCCGCTGCCGCTGCAAAGCCTAACGGAGTAGGGCCATAGAGTGCAAGGGCTTTTGATGCGCCGACATAGGTGTTCGCCACGGCCGCTGCGATTGCTGCGATCTTGGCCGCACCGGCAAGCGACTTGTTCTGTGCAGCAAACGCCTTCAAGCCACTCGCAATGTTAGAACTGATCTCGACCGCGGCTTTCTCCCACATGTCAGTGACATGCTTGATGCGAATTTTCTCACCTTCAGCAAATGCTTCTGATCCAACCGCCATTCCCTTGTAAGCCGAATTGATATCTTCGAGTTTCTTTTTCCATTGATCATATGGAGTAAGAAACTCTTCATTGAGTTTGGCCTGATTGAATTTCTGCAATTCAATATTCAGCAGTGCAGCTTCACCCTTCAGCGCAATCGTTGAATTCTTCAATTGATCAATTGGAACCTTGCCCTTCAACAGTTCGGGCAATCCTTTTTGTAGATGGTCGAACTCGCCGCGCAATTCGGCAGTCTTGAATTTCAAATCGAGCAGCGCAGACGAAAGCCCTGTACCGGGTGACAAAGTCTTAGTCGCAGTCCTTGTCCCCATATCAAGTGATGCGAATAACGCATCGACTGCTGCTCGATTAGCATTGGCCTTTTCTGTAAGATCAAAACCACCGACAAATGCATCCCATGCGGCTCTCGCCTTGTTGATCTTATCAACTGGAACAATATTACCAGTCGTCTCACTAACTTCTTTAATCGCAGTCGTTGCAGTGCCACTCAATCCTGTGATCTTGCCAAGCCAATCAGCAAGACGTTGCCAAGGTGCAAGCGATTTCGTAATTGCCGCAGAGACAAACTCCCATGCCGGTGTCAACTTGTTATAGAGCCAGTCAACCATCTCGCGGATAGCCGCGTCGACCGCAAGGAAAGGCTCCTTCAACATTTGGAATGCATTAACGACCGTGTCGCCAACGACCTCACCAAATAGACTTGCAGCCCTGATGCCGTTACTGAGCGCCGCTCCCCATTGATTATTCGCGTCAATAATATTGTAGATCCAGACAACGGTCTCTTTGATGGCGCCGATAATCTGTTCGGCCGCCGCGCGCATCACCTCGCCCTTCGTCGCGGTGTCGACCCATTGATTAGACAACCGCACGAATGCTGGTAGCACTCCCTGCGCGACTACGTTTGCAAGTCCTTCACCTGCCTTACTCAAGAGTTGGAAATTGTCACCAAGCTTATCAGACTGCGCTGCGGTATTCTGCGAAATCACCAGACCCATTCGCTCCGCAGCTTTAGCCCACTCCTGTAATCCCTCCTTTCCTTCATTGAGCATGGGCAGCATATCGCGGCCGCCCTTTTTCATCAGCGTCATTGCCGCTGTCGTCTTGGTTGCGCCGTCAGCAGTCGTACTGAATGCACCGGCTAGATCAATGAACACATCCGAAACAGAACGCATCTTTCCTGCTTCGGTAATAGAGACTCCTAATTTCTTAAATGTCTCTGCGGCTTTTTCACCTCCACCACCTGCGACTTCAGTCATTGTCTTGGAAAGGATTCCCAGTCCTTTGCCAAGTTGCTCCACACTGACATCTGACATTTCAGCGGCGAGCTGGAGTCTGGTGAACTCTTCTACCGGTAGTCCTACTTTCTCCGCCGCTTTACCTAGCTGATCTGCACCGAGTATCGCCTTCTTGAATCCACCAACAATCGCAGCAATAGATGATTCGAATGCACGCTCAAGTCCAATACCGGTGGCGATCTTAGAAACGGATTTTGAAAACGACTCAGCATGTGATGTCGCTTTCTTAAGCCCAGTTTCAAAGCTCGCGGTGTCAACTCCGAGGACTACTCGTAATGCACCGATAACGGATGAGCTTGCCATTTACTTGCTCGCTTTAGTGATCCTGCGCATATGCGAGGACCATTGATCCATAATCGCCATCTGCTCTTGCCATGTCTGTCGCTCTTTTCTTCTACCCGGTTTAATCAGGACGCGCTCTAGTTTTGGTAGTTTCTTAGCGCGTGTCCACATCGCAGTGTGCCATGCAGCCGCCATCAGATTGTTTATCTTCCTGACTTCACCGTTCCACCGAGACTCAATGATTATCGCTGCTTCCCGCGGAGTCTTAGTCCAAAAGGCATCTGGATCCAATCCTAGTTCAACCCATGTACGAAATGCCTTTAGATCATCCGACTCCGCATCTAAGGGCGGTCTTCAGTATCTCCTACTTGTGTACTGATCGCCTTCGTCAACACTTCCATCGCAGCATCTTCACCACCGAGATCTACGATAATTTTCTCAACTTCATCATCGGTGATATTAGGCTTGTCTGTCATCAGCAGGAGTTGAAAGACCTTGATCATATGTTCCGCGGTCTGCGTTTCAACTTCTGACATAGACCGCAGCAATCCAGGAACACTCATCTTGTATTTTTGTTCGAATGAACGGCGAGCCTGGAAAGTGTACTTCAGTACATATTCCTCACCGTTCGCTCCGAAAGGAAAATCGAAAGGCTTCATGACACTCCCTTACGTTGACATACCACGCACGACGTTGCCAGTTACTTTGAACGTGACGCTCGCGGTCATGCGGTCGTCAGTTGGAACACTCGGCTCATACGCTGTCAACTCAGCGTCGAACGTATGAGTCACGCCATTTGGATACCTGATCTGGCACGAGCGCCGACGCGAGACACCAACGCCCAAATCCAGGATCTCGTTCAGCTCGTTGTCGCCGACCGAGCCGGGGATGAAGTTCATTTCGAACGAGCACTCACCGCCATCGGTCAGGCCTGAAATGAATTCGCGTCTCCGATTCGGCGACGTCATGTGAGTAACGTCGATGGAATCGACGGTCGCGCTCGGCGGAGTAATATTGAAAACCTCGCCAAGGTCGATTAGGTCAAGCGGCGATCCACCGCTCGTCGCGATCTTGAACGTCGAACCATAACCTAACATTGCGCCAGATGCGGGCATCTGCTTTCTCCTCTCGGGGTTTACGTTAGAGCCTTAGCTGCCTTGCGAGCCAATCTCGCTCTCGACTTCTCGATCTCACTCCACAAGTCATCTGCGATACTGTTCAACATCGGCATCGCATTGCTGTCCCACGCTGGACGCATATACGGATGCGGGCTTTGATTCACCGATCCGAATTCTTGAACGATACTTTTGGCAGAGCCCTTCGGTCCAACGAACATGAACACGACGGTCTGTGGTGTACTACGAAATCCTTCTGCAGTCTGGACAGTCTGCGCACCGATGTCTGCCTTGTGCACCGCTTGCTGCCGACCGGAAAGCTTGTTACTCACCGCCAATGAGTCTGACAATTCACCGGATAGATTCGGCGCCAATGCAGCCGCCTGATTTTTCAACGGAGTAAGTGCCTTCGTCATTGCGCGACGTACCGTATTCTTTGATGTCGCCTTCGGCAATTCTGACAAAGCTTCCTGAAGTTCGCGAAATCCTTCAACCCTGACTGTTGTTCTCATGATCGCACCCTATACCAGAAGATAAAATCACGACGTCGTGTGTGCATGATAGCTGTGGTGTCGTAATCGTCTCTGCCTTGGTCATGGAACACCGCATCAATATCAATCTTTTCCTTTGGCGATGCCGAACCATATTCCATCTGTTGAGCAGAGAACCCAGTCAGCGCGTCGAACACATAGCCTCCCAGCTTTACCGCTTCATCACTGGACTTGCTCCAACAATCCAATTGCGTACGGACCATCATAAGTCCAGAGTCGCCTTTCATGTGGTAGCTCATGTCCTCGCTGATCATATTCTGCACGATGCTGGTTAGCGTCTGGCCCTGCGGAAGGATCGAAGCATAAACTCGCGAGCCACCAACCATCGCGTTGATTTGCGGATCTGCAAGCAGTATCGTGCGGATAGCGGGGCGAAGATCTATCATGGGACTACCGGTACGATAGGCTGATCAGACGGAGCAAAGCAATCGACTTCGAGCCCTTCCCGCCTGCCGATTTCTCTAACGTCCAAAATATCATAAGCCCGGCCATTGTAAAGAATTTGATGACCGGCCGTAACTTGCGATGTCGCTTGGTTCCAGCGAAAACGGAAAGTTGACATAGCCCGGCCAATCAGTTGCTGTGCAGCGTACCGCTCGGCGCCTGTGCTTTCCACCTTCTCTGCCCAGACATTAGCAAGCTGCGACCACGTCACCTGTTCTTCACCGCTATCGCTGATCACGATAACCTTGCCCTGAATAACAATCCTTCGATCTAGCTTGCTCT